AATAATAAGCTCCGGTTTTTACCGGGGCTGTTATAAAAAAATATTATGGCATTTAAAATGAAAGGTGCACCTTATTGCACGTGTACATTAAACACACCTATATACAACATGGAGATGGAAGAAGGAACATTAGGTGTTGCCACAAAAAATGGTAGTATATTAGTTGATAGAGAAATGTCTCCAGCTCAACAAGAAGATACTATTAACCACGAGTTAATTCATTTACAAGATATAAAAGATTATAGAGCATCAGATGGCGCTAAAGGTTTAGACTACAATGATAATGAATTAATATATGATGGAAAATCATATGCTCGTAAAGACGGTAAAATAAAGTATGAAGGTGAATGGAAACCTGAAGGTTGGCCAGGATTTAAATGGGAGCAAAAAGCTTATAATAATTCATAGTGGCTTTTAAATTAAAAAACCCTTTAAAAACACCATTAAAACAAAATCATCAAGAACAGTTTGGACCTCAACCAGCTCCACCAATAGATCCTAATGAAACTGTAATTATAGATGATGTACGTAATCCATTTATAGGTCCGTTTACAGAAGATCCTAACGTGAAAAAGGAATTAATAAGATCACGTTACACTAAAAAAGATCCTTATAATAAAAAAGAAGATCCAACTTTTCAACCCGTAACAAATATTATGGGTACCAGATACCCAGCATCTACAAAATATTTCTGGAACAGTAAGCGTGATGAAGATTTTAAACCTATTGAAGGGAGTAAAAAAATAATAAGCTCAGAGTATGATAAAGATGGAAATCCTAAATTTCTTGTTGGTGGAATGGATACAGCTAGCAACGCAGAATATAGAGGTTTAAACTATGACTTGGAAACACCTGAAGACTTGTATGATCCTATAAATCCTACAGGAGAGTATAATGCTGATGCTTTTGCAGAAATCTCTCAAAAAGCTAAACAAAATTTTGCACAAAGGTTTGAAGATCCAGAATTTCAAAAAAGAGCACTTGAGCAATGGTATTTTGGAACAGGAGAAAAAGTAGACAATAGAGATTTAGAGGCTATTAAAAATACGGCTTTACATACAAACATAAAAAAGAAAAGCTCTATGCTTGATGCAGGTAGATATAGTGCGCCTAGGTACCATCACAATATTGATCAAGGAGGAGGTACAATAACTGTTTCCGGTAATGATCCAAGTATAATAGAGCATGAAATGCTGCACGCAAGTGGTGCTGATGAAATGGGTACACCATACTTTAATAGAACACTGGGAGAACCTGTAAGACCAACAGAGGGGCCTGGTAGTGATAATAGAGATTTAACAGAGTATTTGAGAAGTGGAGTTGAAGGTCATGCTAATTTTCAAGATTTTAGAATAAGAGCTTTTGATAAAGCGGGTTTAGAATATGGGGATCAAATTAATATGCCTACGTTAAAAAAATGGATGCAGGATAAAGACTTACATTCAAATGATTCTATGTTTTATTATGACCCAGAAAAACTTTTAGAAGCTATTAATACAATGGCTAGTAAAGAACAAAAAACTCCAGGTGTTACTAAATGGAATCAATTATCAGGTAAAGAGATGTTAGGTGATATAGAACAAAATAAACAAATGTATTCATAATGGCTTTTAAAGTAAAAAATCCTTTTACAAATAAACACACAACCAACAGTCAAAGAACATTAGGTCGTGATGGTAGAGTAATATCTCCTTTAAAACAAGATCATGACTTAGATTCACGAAACCCTTCGCGTCCAATATATTCAGATGTATTAAACAAGGGTCAAAAAGCTACATTACAAGATATAAGTAAATTACCAGATCCTAGAAATCCAGAAGAATATAATGCTAGTATTAATATAAATCCAAATTTAAACAAACAACTTCGTGAATGGGAAAAAAATAATCCTGGAGATGTCGGTGTTTTAGATAAAGTTATGCAAATTGCATATAATAATCCTGGTATAACTGATTATTTAACAAAGAAGTTTCCAGATTTTTCAAGAAATGTTATGGATTTAGCTATGCAAGCTTCTGGTGGAGGTGCAGGTGCTTTTAATATCAACGAAGCAATAAATAAGTATTTTGGGAAGAATTTACTTAATACTGGAGATAATGATGATGAGCGTTCACTGGATCCTCATGAAGAATATAGAGGTGCTGAGTGGACTCAATGGAGACCAGAACCTTTAAATATAAACAAAGCTTTTTTAGGTGAAATAGATCCGCGTTTAAAACCTTCTCCTTATACAGCTAAATCAGAAAAATACCCTTGGATTAAAGACAGCTATAGTGTTAAAGGTGATGATTTTGATAAAGGTTTAAACCAAAAAGATGAAGCGGCGGAGATGTATTCTACTCAAGTACCACTAGATGCTTCAGATGAAGAATGGGATAAAACTTATAATAAGTTTGCTAATAGAACTCGTAGGCAAAATATGCCTTATTTTATAGATTACATAATGACGCAAACACCTGAGTATATACAAAATTATGCTGATGAATCAAACATAGTTCAGTCTGACGAAAAATCAAACCTGCGTTTTGAAGGTGTTGCAAATAAAAATAACTTAAACAATGCTTTTAGTGATTTATATAAAGGTAAAACATTTTATGGTAGTGGTAAAGAAAGTGGTGCGGTAAGTAATATGCTGGGTGTAGATTATGGCGCTATGGCTGCTGGATTAAGCACAGACAATAACTTACCTTATGCAGGTATACAAGATGTGTGGGATTTCCAAGTACATGGCCGCGGAGGTTATAAGGATAAGTGGGGTGAAAACCCTGATGATAACATTGATCCTAGAGCTTATCAAAGAGCACAATTATTAAATAGAGGTGCTAAAGCTTTAGGTGGTGGTGGTTTAAAACTATATGATCGTTTTTATTTTACACCTGATGAATATAGAGATTATATACCAGAAGAAGATATAGAATTTATGCAAGAGTTTTATAATATTCATGATGCAGGTGGAGGAATAGGCTCAGGCACAAAACCTATGGTAATAAACGCATCAAAAAAGAAAAAGTAAAAACACTGTAAATTAAGTGATTATAAAAAATGTCAAAAAAGAAATTTAAAGATACAACTGTTGGTCAATTATTATTTGGCGCAGCTTCTGTAATCAACCCTACATTAGGAAACGTATTACAAGGTGTTACATCACCAAGAGAAGCTATTGAAGCTATAACTAAATCAGATGCACCTGCGGATGATAAAGTTAAATTACAACAAATTATATTTGAACAACAGAATAAGGAAATAGAAGCTATTACGTCAAGATGGAAAGCAGATTCTATGTCTGATTCATGGCTAAGTAAAAATGTACGCCCACTAGTATTAGTATGGTGTATTGTTATATTTTCAATGGCAGGAATTTTAGACAGTATAGAAACGCTACCGTTTCATATAAATGAATTATGGAATGATACTTTCGAAAAAATAATGATGTCAGTCGTCTTAGCCTATTTTGGTGGACGCACAACAGAAAAAGCAAGTAACATATTTAAACAAAAATAAAACACAAAAATAATGGGAAATTATACAGCAAATCAAAGTGATTTCGCAACTAAAGCAATACCTTTTGTTGCTAGTACAGTAAAAGAAGATACCGCTTTAAATCTTAGCGGTAATACTAGCGCTAATTTAGCGGCTTCACAAACAGCTATATGTGTTCCTTCTAGCGGAACAGCATATGTTAAATCTACAGATTATCAATTTACATTAACTACTGACTCTAGCACGCCTAACGCTTCTGTTAATAGTGTTAAAGCTACATACGTTGGACCAAAAGCATATAATAAAGCTTTAGTTGGTGAAACATTTGTATTTAACGCGGCGGCATTAGCACCTTTAGGAGGTGATGGTCAAAACCCAATATCAGGTGTAGTTACCGTTACTTTACAAGCTGCTCAACTTGATTTTCCTATATCTACAAAATACTGGAATAATGAGTGTGTTTCTATATACGTAGGAGGAACAGCAGGTAATATAGTAGGTGTATTAGCATCAGATGAATCTGAGTCAACAATAAAAGTAACAGCTGGTCAAGGAGCAATACCATTTGCTTATAAATCACTGAATAGTACCGGCACTACTGCAGGAGATGTAGTATTGCTACAATAAATAAACAATAACAATTAAATTAAATTAAAATCATGAGTAAAGAAGTTAAAAAAATTACTGAAGAACAGTTAGAAAAAATAAATAAACAACAAGTTGAACTTAGTGACATGCTAAGATCACTAGGTGTTTTAGATGTTCAAAAACATAATGTGCACCAAAAAATTAATGACTTGTCTAAAGTTATTGAAGAAACTAAAAAAGAACTAGAAGATGAGTATGGAAAAATAAACATTAATTTATCTGATGGTACTTATTCTAATATAGAAGAGGAAAAAGAAGGTGACAAGTAATATTAGAAAAATAAGTATTGGTTCTGATTATAAAAATGACGCTATGCACTATGCTGTTGGACAGCAAGTGTATGGTGGCCATATAATATCTTATATTATTTTAGAACCTGAAGATAATTCTTATAATATTTATATAAAGAAAAACAACGAGGTACTTGCATGGAAAAAATTTAATTCTAACATGGCTATATCTGTTGAGTATGATTTAGAGTACTAATGAAAAGTTTATATGATTTTATCGTAGAACCCCTGGGTGAAACATATAATAATGTTGTTCAAGTAAAAGATAAAAAACTAATTTTAAATACTAAAGTAGAAAGTTTTAAATTTGTTAATAGACAGGCTATAGTTAAAGCATGTCCATTAGCTTATTATACTGGAATATCTGTAGGAGACACAGTAGTGATTCATCAAAATGTTTTTAGAATTTTTTACGATACTAAAGGTAAACAAAAAAAAAGTAGATCTTGGTTTAAAGACAACATGTACTTTTGTCAACCTGATCAAATATATTTATATAAAAACAATGAAACTTGGAAAAGTTTTAATGATAGGTGTTTTGTAAAGCCATTAAAAAATAATTCAATTTTAAGCGGTGAAAAAGAACAAAAACTTATAGGGGTATTAAAATATGGTAATAGTTCGTTAGAGAGTAAAGAAATACACCCAGGAGACTTAATTGGTTACACTCCCTATGGTGAATGGGAATTTATTATAGAAAACGAACGTTTATACTGTATGAAATCTAATGATATTGTAATTAAGTATGAAAACAAAGGAGACCAAGAAGAGTATAATCCAAGCTGGGCAAGTCGCGGTTGAAGAGCTAATTAAAGTTGCTAAAGAACCAATAGTAGACAGTGGAGATGATATAACAGCTGATAGATTAAAAAACGCAGCTGCTACTAAAAAGCTAGCTATATTTGATGCTTTTGAAATACTTAATCGTATTGAAGAAGAAAAAAACATGTTAGAAGATAAACCTAAAGAAGAAGTTAAAAAAGATAAAACTTTTAAAGGTTTTGCAGAAGGAAGATCTAAATAATGTATACTCAAACTTTATATAAAATACTAGAAAATTATATTAAACCACATATTGTAAAAAGAAATAATAAAAACAAAAAGTGGAAATATGGTTACAACAAGGAACACGATGTTATAGTTATTAGTAAAACTGGTGAAATAGGTGATATTTATGAAATACAAGATTTAAAAATAGCTTTACCTAAAAAAAAAGAAATACACAGTTTTACTAAAAATAAATGGGAAAAAACTGAATATCCTAAAATATTATCAAAAATAAAAACTGTTTTTGATTGGAGGCAGTATCCAGAAGATTTTAAAGAAAAATGGTATGATTACATTGATAAAGAGTTTACTCGTAGAGAAGAAGGTTTTTGGTTTTATAATAAAAAAAATCCTACTTACATTACTGGTACTCATTACATGTACTTGCAGTGGTCTAAAATTGACGTCGGGGCACCAGACTTTCGGGAAGCAAATAGATTATTCTTTATTTTCTGGGAAGCTTGCAAAGCAGATACCCGATGCTACGGGATGTGTTACCTTAAAAACAGACGTTCTGGGTTTTCGTTTATGGCCTCAGGAGAGGTGGTTAACTTGGCAACCATATCCTCAGACAGTAGGTATGGTGTATTATCAAAGTCCGGTCCTGATGCAAAGAAAATGTTCACAGACAAAGTGGTTCCAATATCGGTTAATTATCCCTTCTTTTTTAAACCTATCCAGGATGGAATGGACCGTCCAAAGACC